GACGCGGCTTATTCTGTGGAATTGCATTATTACTACTACCCCGAGTCTATTGTTACTGCAAGCACAACATGGCTTGGGGATAACTTTGATTCTGTCTTGCTCTATGGGAGCTTGATGGAAGCAGCCGCGTTTATGAAATCTGATCCAGATACTATAGCGAACTACCAGAAACGGTATGACGACGCCCTTGCGATGGCTAAACGTCTCGGAGATGGTATGGAGCGCACCGATGCTTATAGGTCTGGTCAAGTACGTTACCCGGTGAGCTAGTATGGCGTTTACAGGAAATTACACTTGCGACGTATTTAAGGTCGGCCTTATGTCGGGCGATTTCAATTTCGCTTCTGGAACGGCTGACCAGTACAAATTGGCGCTGTATACCAATACCGCTACGCTGGATAACACAACTACGGCGTACACTACCACCGGGGAAGTAGTTGCTTCTGGGTATACGGCTGGCGGGTCTTTGATAACCCCCACGCTGAATTCGACTTACGGAACCACCTATCTTGATTTTGACGATGTTTCTTGGTCCGCAATCATAACGGCGCGAGGGGCGTTGATATACAAGGTTGGGGGGAGTGACACAGCTATGTTTGTGCTTGATTTTGGGGCCGACAAAACTTCTACTACTACGTTCCAAGTAACGTTCCCGGTAGCCAGTTCCACTACATCTTTAGTAAGACTTTCTTGAGGATATATACATGAACAACGAAAAAATCTCTGCCGGGGGTGTTTTTACGGCTACTTGCTATGACAAAGACGGCAATTTTAAGTGGGAAGCCAAAGCGCATAATCTTGTTGTAAATGTGGGCTTGCAGGATATGAACGCTAAGTATTTTTCAGGATCTGGGTACACGGCGGCTTGGTATATAGGCGTTTATGGGGCTGCGTCGTCAAACAACCCCGCTGCAAGTGATACGGCTTCTTCCCACGCAGGTTGGACTGAGGTTACAGATTACAGTGAAGGAACGAGACCCGCTGCTACATTTGGTACGGCTACTACCGCAGATCCTTCAGTTATAAGTAATAGTGCGTCTCCGGCTGAGTTCACTATGTCTGGCACTACTACGGTTGGCGGTGCATTTTTGATAAGCGACGACACGAAGGGTGGCACTTCTGGAACATTGTTCTCTGCGTCGGATTTTCAGTCCCCGGGCGATAGATCAGTTATAAGTGGAGATATTATAAAAGTTACTTACCAGTTTAGTCTGGACGCTGCTTAATATCTTTAGGTGATGGAGAATGGCGGATACGATCCAGCCTCTATTTGGAATAAGTGGATTTTCGTTTGCGTCATTTTCAGGACAAGAGGATTCAGTAACAGCGTATGACAACTCCGTAGCCGAGTTAGTTATCGGTACGGATGAAGTAAGTAGTTTTGTGATATTTCCCAGTTCGGTAGTAGAGTTAGCTACCGGGGCAGATTCTGTAAGTAGTATAGCTACGCTTGGAAGTTCAGTAGCCGAGTCTGTTTCTGGGGTGGATGCGGTAAGTAGTCTGCTTACGGTTAATAGCTCAGTGTCGGAGTTCGCTACAGGAGCCGATGAGGTTGGTTCTAGATGTATTCTACTGGCGCCAATAATTGAGTCATCTGTAGGGGCGGACGAAGTAAGCAGTTTAGCTACGTTTAGTAGTTCTGTATCTGAAACATTTACAGGGTCAGATGCACTGAGTAGTTTAGCTACGCTTGGAAGTTCAGTAGCTGAGTCGGCTACCGGTACGGACGAAATAAGTAGTTTAGCTATTATTTCACTCTCAATAGTAGAGTCGGCTACCGGTACGGACGAAGTAAGCAGTTTAGCTACGTTTGGTAGTTCCGTAGAGGAGCTGGCGGCGGGTGCGGATACAGCTAGTTGTATCTTGGTTTTCCTTGCCACAATTACCGAGTCAGTTGTTGGTCTGGATTCTGTAAGCAGTAGGACGGTGTTTGGTAGTTCCGTGACGGAGTTAGCGACTGGCACTGATTCTGTAAGTAGTTTAGCTACGTTTGGAAGTTCAGTAGCTGAGTCGGCTACCGGTACGGACGAAATAAGTAGTTTAGCTATTATTTCACTCTCAATAGTAGAGTCGGCTGCTGGTACGGACGTAGTAAGTAGTTTAGCTACGTTTGGTAGTTCAGTAGCTGAATCGTCTATGGGGGCAGACGAAGTAAGTAGTTTAGCTACGCTTGGAAGTTCAGTAGCCGAGTCTGCTTCTGGGGCGGATTTAGTAATTAGTCTGGCGACGTTTGAAGCGTTTGTTATTGAGAGCAGTGTTGGTTCTGACTCTATAACGTGTAACTTCATGTGGGAGGTTATAGATACGTTTGAAACTTCGGACTGGGGGAATATAAACGCTTCACAAAGCGTTACATGGGAGGCAGTAGATACGGCGGATACGGCGAGCTGGGCAAATATAGATGCTTCACAAGCGGTAACGTGGAATGAAGTGCCTACAGATATAGACCCTAATTGGTCTAATATCAACAATAGAGAATAGGGTGTATACATGGCGCTAGTATTAAAAGACAGGGTAAAAGAAACAACTACCACGACAGGTACGGGTACGTTGACTTTGGCTGGCGCTATGTCTGGGTTTCAAGCCTTTTCTGTGATTGGCAACGCCAATACCACTTACTACGCTATCTACGAGCCGTCTGGTACTGACTGGGAAGTAGGTATCGGCACATACACCCTTTCCGGTACTACGCTTTCCCGAGACACTATTCTTGCTTCTTCCAACGCAGGTGCAGTAGTTAATTTTAGCGCTGGTACTAAAGTTGTGTTCTGTACCTACCCTGCGGATAAATCTGTTTACTATGATGCATCAGGCAATGTAACTCTATCCACAGGTGGTCTCACTGTATCTAATGGCGATCTCACTGTATCGAGTGGGAAAGCAACCATAACTAACACATCATCAGGCGTAGAAACAGACGGATTGACATTAGTTAATAATGTTGCATCAGGAATTAATACAGCAATAGCATTAAATTTCCAGCCAAACGATTCAGCAAGTAGGCAAGCGTCAATTGTGTCCGTTCAATCAACGGCGGGTAATTTTGCTGATTTAAATTTTTATGTTTCCAATGGCAGTACCCCAGTCAAGTCATTTCAATTGCCAGCAGCGGGTGGTGCTACTGTTACAGGGGCCGCAAAGCCTAATATTAATGATGGGGGGGCGCTCGGAGCTTCTGGGACAGCGTGGTCTGATCTTTTCCTTGCGTCTGGCGGCGTTATTAACTGGAATGCTGGGGATGTTACAGTAACTCACTCTAGTAATCTATTAACCATTGGGGGTGGTAACTTAGCGGCTTCTCAGGTAGCTTATTCTACAGAAGGATCTCTCACCAGTTCTAGTAATTCTGTAGCGTGGGATGCAGGAACGTACCAAGTTGCAACACATACTCTGACTGAAAATACAACCATCGCTGCTCCTAGTAATCAAATAAATGGGGCATTTTACTCCTTAAAGGTTGTCCAAAACGCTTCCGCTGCTAAGACCTTGGCTTGGAACGCAGTATTTTTGACTGCTGCCGGAGAAGGTATGCCCACAATGACCACTACATTAAGTGGGGTGGATATCTATACGTTCAGAAGCGACGGTACAAATATGTATTTAGTGGGATACGGTCAGGACTATTCATAGTGCTTACTGTATATCCAGCGGGAGTACCTGCCCCTCTTATATATATTGATAATTTAACTCATACTGGAGCTAATACTTCCTCACTCACGATAACCTATCCTTCTAATATCTCTGCTGGGGATTTAATAGTGTGCTTCATAAGTACGGATAAAGCAAATACACCGTCCTTCCCAGCGCATACCCCATCATGGACAGTGTTGAATTCTACCTTATCAGGAACGTCTCAGCAGTTAGATACTGCGTATGTGGTAGCAGATGGAACAGAAACTGGGACATTTGTAGTAAGTGTGACCTCTGGAAACCACGGGGCAATATGCTTTGTAGTAAAAAATTGGTCAAAAAACACAGCTAACATAGAGGTAAATACTTCAACAGCCTTATCTGTTACTGTTGATCCACCTAGTATATCTCCAGCTTGGGGAGCTAAAACAGCCTTAATTGTATCCTGTGGAGCGCATAGAAGAGGTAACATAGCATCACTGACTTATTCTTATTCTGAGAATCAAACAAATGATTTCACACGAACAAGTGCGGCTATTGCCTTGTCCTCAACTGTAGTATCTTCTAGTTCAGTAGATCCTCCTAGTTTTGTAATGGCGACTAATAGTGATAGAAATGTAGGAGCAACCTTAGCAATTAAGGGACTATAAGGTAAATATATGCCATTAAATACGTCAACCCGGAGTTTAATAGTCTTGATTAGGAAAATAAGGTGTGTGTTTCTCTGCTATACGGCTAATATGTTTCTAGCTTTAGACACACTTGCCTGCCAGATAATCTATAACCGTTATCCGTGGACTCTCTCAAGCCGTGAGGCAAGGGAGGGGAATGATTTACAAATATCTGCTGGGGGCATTACTTCCGACACTGGCTCTATCAGTTTTAATAGTGATACACTTACTACTATAGAAATAAGTACACCAAATACATTTGATGTGGGTTCGATAGGCGTTAGGAGCGCCTTATAGGAGATTATTATGGTAGCACTTAGTGTAGAGTTTACAGATGACCAATACGCACGGTATAAAGCTGCGTATAAAACTTTTTGGAGTTTCTAAAATGACTGAACCAACATCTTCTGCGTTGTTAGGAAAACTGTTGTCTGGGACAGCCGGATTATTCGGCGGCTTGTCTGTTTCTTTCTTTTGGCAACCAAAAAAACTGCATCAGCATGGCAAGTTGGCGGCGGGTGCAATAATTGGTGGTATATCGGTTGGATCGTCATTTGCGCTTGGCGGTTTCTTCGCAAATATGGCTGGCGTTGATTTAGATCAATCAGATACGGCACTTGGTATCGGATATGCAATCGGCGCGTGTAGCGTTGGAGTTATTTCATTTCTGGCTAATTTCTTTGAGAAAAGAGAGAACAGCGATCTGTTAGAAGTTGCAGACGAATTAAGAAATAGCCGAAGAACGACCAAAAAAACCGTAAGAAAGAAAAAG